AAAGCAGATGAGACGGCAGACATGCCCTGTTGGACATAACTCTTGACCTTATTCAGAGCACTATCGAATGTCTGAGTCATCTTGTTCCCGCCCGAAGTTGCAGCTTGGTCAACTTTATTCATACCGTCTGTAACAGCCTTAGAAACGCCGTTCATAGCATTTGTCGCAGCAGTTTCAGCATTCTTGAAGTTACTTGTGACAGCGTTCGCAACCGCTTGAGAACTACTTTCAGCGTTCGACTGCATAGTAGAGAATGCCGAGGTAGTAGATCCTTGCATGCTATTTGTTGAGCCTGTCGCATTCCCACTCATGGTGTTATAATTGCCTGAGACAGCTGCTGCTGTACTACTAGAAATAGCACTTGCATTACTTTGAACGGTCTGGAATGCAGTATTTGAATCTGTTTGAAGTGTCTGCAAATATGAACTAGCACTTGTATTCAATCCACTTAAATTGTTAGTGACATTCGCATTCATTGTGGCTGACTCTGTCGTTGCAGTCGTTTGGGCTTGTTGCATATTAGTAGACACATTACTACTAAACGTCTGCATGTTGACACCGGCAGTTGCTGCAAGACCTTGCATACTTGTATCAACATTTGTGCTCATCGTATTAACCTTGGTTTGAGTATCAAGGTTCATTGCATCCATAGAAAGGCCGACATTTGTTTGCATAGTCTGTGCTTGCAAGGTTGCATTCGTCGACATTTCTGTTGTTTTAGCAGAAACATGATCCGACATTTCTGTCGTTTTAGCCTTAACAACTTCGCTTCCTTCGGTTGTTTTCCCAGTGACGAAATCCCACATACCACCGAAGAAATCTCCTACCGCGGATACAACCCCACCAATAGCTTCAGGAACAGCCGTTAACATCGCCTTACCTAATTCGAAGATAATTTTAGCACCAGCTTCAAGAATTTTCGGTAAACCAGCTACTAAACCAACCACTAATTTTGCAACTAGTTCAATGCCACCACGGATGAGTTGAGGAATTGATCTTGCTAACCCTGTGACTAATGCGCCGATGATTTGGGCAGCAGATTGAGCAATCTGTGGAAGATTATTTATGATTCCTTGAACTAGCGATACAATCAGCTGGATACCGCCCTGAATTATTGCAGGTAAGTTAGATACAATCCCCTGAATAAAGGATGTGATAACTTGAACAGCGATACTTAGAATCGTTGGTAATGATTGGATGATACCATTAACAAGATTCTGTAGGATTTGAATGCCGTTCTGAATAATACTTGGCATTTGCTGGCCAAGACCAGTCAAGAAGGTCGTAACGGCCTGTTGAGCTGACTGTAAAATTTGCGGAAGATTATTAAGAACGCCTTGTACTAGATTTGCTAGTAATTCGACACCCATACCAAGCAACTGTGGAAGCGCACTAGCAATGGACTGCACAAATGTTCCAATCACAGTCACTGCTGAACTGATTAGAGAAGTAGCGTTTTGTCCCACTCCTTGAACCAAACTACCAATCAAATCAACACCAGCCTGTACCAAGACAGGGAACATGGTTGCAAAAGCGCTGGCAAATTTAGCTATTAAATCAGCGCCTGATGCTATCAAAGCAGGGATTTGACTTGTTATGCCTGACACAAGATTTTGAATGATTTGAGGCCCTTTAGTCGTTACTGTATTTAATAACTGGTCTATTTGTGTGCCAAATTGGTTGTTAATAATCCCCAATCCAGCCACTACAAGACCAAGAATTGCAGCAGGACCGATAGCTGCCAAAGCAACACTCATGACAGAGCTGATGCCCTGTGACATCATGCCAAGAATGCCAATACTCCTGGATGCTGCATTTCCCAAGACGCCAGGTAAACCTCCGATTTTAGATGCAAACAATTCCACATATCCAGAGGCTGAGCTAAAGCCACTGCCTAAAATAGATCCAAAAGCACCAATCTTACCACCTAAGCCACCTAATATACCTGTTAATTTTGTCAAGTTCTTGGTAGCAGGACCAAAAGCTAGCAATCCACCTACCAGGCTTAAAATAGGTGCGGCTGATGCCATAGAGCTTGTAAATTTATCCATCACACCATCAGCTAATTTCGTACCATTCAAGAAATGGTCTAAGACTGGATTAATGTTCGCCATTGCATCTGTGAAATTTTGAAGCGCTTTGGATTGACCAAATTTGTCAACTAATTTGTCTACATATTTGACGATTGTTGTAAATAATGGCAGTACTGATTCCCCAAGTTTGATTTGCAAGGTTTCAAACGATCCGCTTAGTCCTTCAACAGCGCCCTTTAAGTTATTAAGTTTTTCGGCAGCAACCTGCGCAGCAGTAACCTTGCTGATTTCTGCTTGCATTTTGTTCGCGCCATCTGCACCCTCGTTCATCGCGATAGTTGCAGCACGCACAGCATCCGTACCAAACATTGTTTTTAGAGCCTGTTGTTGTTGCTGTTCTGTTAAACCGCTTAAGCTACTTTTTAAAACTTGGGAGATTTCAGCAAATGATTTTACTTTACCTTCTGCGGTAAAGAACTGGTTTGCTCCGTCAGCAGTTATGATCCCGAGTTCTCTCATCATATTCGTCTGAGCTTTAGTTTGCGGTTGCAAATTCATCAACATTGTTTTGAGAGATGTACCGGCATCAGAACCTTTGAGCCCGTTTTGCGCGAATACTGCTAAAGCGTTAGTTGTATCTCTGAAAGAAAGACCTAACCCGCTAGCCACAGGGGCAACTTCAGAAAGACCGTATTTTAATTCGTGAACATCTGTAGCAGATGCGTTTGCTGCTCCTGCTAGTTGGTTTGCTGCATCCACTACCGAAAGATTATCTTTTTTAAATGCATTCAATGCCGTAGATGCTATTTCTGCGGCTTCTTTCAGGTCAAGTTCACCAGCAGTAGCCAAGTTCAAAGCACCTGTCAAACCACCATCTAAAATATCTTTGGTAGACACCCCAGCTTTTGCTAATTCTTCAATGGCATCCGCTGCTTCGGTAGCAGAAAATGCCGTATCAGCACCCGCTTTAATTGCTGCGTCATGAAATTGTTTCATGACATCAGTACTAGAGCCAGTAACAGCCTTGATGCTACTCATACGCGCTTCAAAGTCTGCTGATTTGGTAATGGCACCACCAATTGCATTCTTAATAAAGTTAAATCCGGCATAAGCTGCTGAAATACCAAGGGCTGTCTTGATGAGGTTGCTTGTAGCAGATGCCGCTTGATTTGTGTGATTCACAATCCCCATCAAAGCGTTGGTAGCTTTACTACCTGCTTGTTGAAAAGCATTACCCAGACCACTGGAAATTTTGCTGGATAAAGTGCTGACTTTGCTAATCAGTCTACCGCCTAACGTATTGCCAACTTGATTTGTAAAATTATTTACTTTTCCTAAAGCAGAATTAAAGGCATTTCCTATTGTGCTACCCAATTGTGAAAATTTATTTGAAATTGGAGATAAAGCACTTGAAATTTTAGAATTTAAACTAGTGAACGCTTGTGTTACTTTTGCCAAACCTGCTTGTATGAGTTCGGGCAATCGTTGACCAATGTTGGATGCGATACGTTGGATTTCGCCCAGAGCGATATTCAAACCACCTTTGAATCCTTGACCTATTTTTTGACCGATTGAAGCATTTGAAGTCGCGAGCTCATTCATCAATTGACCAATTTTTTGAATCATTTGATTTGAACTATTGACCGCAGCTTTCTGGGCATCATCAAAAGCTTTTTTTGTATTTGATACAATTTCATTCATTGACTTTTCATAATCTTTAGTATCTGCCCCAATATAAGCGTAAATAGAACCATCAAAACTCATGCATCCACCTCCTTCTATTTCTAATTTCTATTTGCAAACATCTGACTTGCTTTTTCAAGCAATGCCACAAAATCGTTTTTGTTTTTGATTTCTTTCTTTTTGTCTGGATGGAAAATCCTTCGAACTTTGTCCTTATCTCTCTTTTTACTAAGTTTCTTCGCATCAACTTTTTTGGCATTCAATGTATATCTCAGTTCAAGAGCTAGACCAGAAAGAGCTTCACGCTCTTCAATTTGTTTGTAGTAAAGGCCTTCCAAAATTGCATCAAGCTCCCACTTATTACAAGACAAAATAGTTTCTTGATCAGTAAGTCCGAGCTTAGCGCATTCTGTTAAGATACCGCGTTTTCCATCTTGCCAATAATTTCTGAAATTGCTTTGACTTGAGCTTCTGCTGTTTGATCCCCGGCTTCCGCTTGAGCTTGTGCCAATTCTTGTCCAAGTTTCATGTTTTCGATATATTTCAAAATCTTCTTCTTGAAAAAACCTGACTGCACCATTTCTTCTTCAATTTCCTGGAATAGTTCTTCCTGAGGATCATCACTTTCTGATTTTTCAAATCGTGCTTCAATAGCTGCCAAAGCTTCATCTTCAGATACCGCCTTGCCTTTCTTGCTTGCACAATATTGAATCAAATCAACAATCCCTTGGTCGTCACGATTGACAATTTTGAAAAATAGCGCACCAACACCATTCCCCGCAGACTGACCGTTTGCATCTTTAGTCGCCATATCTTTGTCAATCTTGAACATTAAACGATAATCAAATTTGATTTCAACGATTTTTTTTGCAACATTAAATTCCATGTGTATATACTCCTTTTACAAACAAAATAAAAAGGTGACCTTTGACAGTCACCCTTCTTAGATAGATTAGCGCTGGATGTTATCGTAGTCGCCTGTGGTTTCGCCTGGGTTTTGGTAAGCGTAGATGTTGTTCAACACAGCCAATTCCTCAGCAGACAGTGGGAATTTACCATCCTGGAGACGGCCAACGATACCAGCAGTGTATGAAAGCTCAACAAACTCTTCTACTCCATCATTAAATTCGACATCATCAGTGATTTTAGCATAGCCAAACTTCGCAGGATAAGCATCCTTTTTATTTGGATCTTCTCCGATTTGAGTTTTGACACTCTCGTCAACAATGACACGCCAAATCTTGATTGACTCACCCTTAGCTTGCGCATCTAAGACAACGTTGATTGACGGATCCATTGGAGCAAAGTATTGAGTCAATTCAATAGAGTGCTCGTCACTTGATTTTTCAAGCAAGCGACCTTGTTGTGTTTGCTCATCCTGGTATTCACCACCAAGAGTAGTTGTTCCGTCTGTGCGATAAGCAGGAAGTAATGCTCCCTCGCCTTTTTCAGCGTGAATCGATTGGATGAAGAAAAATACTTTCTTACCAACGATTGGTTTCGCAGTTGTAATTTTCACTTGTCCTTTTACAGTCATTTAGTCAGGACCTCCTTGTTTATAGTATTGTTTCGGTCGTCTTGATAACTACATGATAGACCTCGCGACCGATTGAGTTATCCATCAATATAGTTGAAGTAGTTCTTGTATTACGTCCTAGCAATCGAATAGCTTGTGACTTTACATCTTCAGCGTATGCCCGATTTTTATTACCGGGCAGGTAAATATCAATCTGAACCGTGCTATCTTCGATTATCAGCCCCGTCTGCGCCGTCTTCGATGTATCAGATGTAATTCCTCCAATCACCAAAAAAGGCTCGGCTACGGACGCGTTAGGTAGCTTAAAATGGATTGGAACGTTCAAGGGTTTCAATTTATTTCTTAAACTGTTTAATAGTTCGGCTGTTGGAGAATTCATCGTCACCTACTTCCTAAACATTTTATTAAGGTTATTCATCAATTTTGGATATTCCTCTCTCATCGCTGGCTCCATAAAAGGCTGTTCGGCCATTTTTCGTGTCCCTAACTCGACATATATCGAATAAAAAACAGGTGAAACGACTTGATAACCAAGTATTTTTTCTTGCATCGAGTATATGCTTTCACTCAGCCAACCTGTATCCCGAGGAGCGTACAATTTAGCCAAACGTTCGACACGTAGACTGGAACGATTCAATTCCCTATCGACAGCAATAGGGGCTTGTCGTCCTTTCCTCTGTGTCTCGCGCAAAAATTTATCCAATCCCTTCACACGATAAGTTATGCTCATAGATAAATCACCGTACTATTTTTGTGATGTTTCTTCCCTTTAATAGCTAGACGTTTGCCATTGTAGACAACCTCAGAGAAGCCATTATGGATTCCTTGAAGATGCAACTTGAAGCTATCCAGATTGTATTTCCCAAAAATACCAATCTGTTCTGCATTCGTCAGAGAACTTTCCTGGCATGGCAGAGGGCCAATTTCGTTTTGAGTTGTGTCTCCAAAAAGCTCATCTTCAGGCTCAGCTTCTTTGATTAAAATAACTCTTTGGTTATAAATCATAGAATCACCTCCTAGATAAAACGAGCAATTCCTCGAGCTTTTCGCTTGCTAGCTAAAGAAATAAGGGCTTGCTTATCATCTTCAGACAAATAGCTGTCTTCCCATGTAAACGCCCTTCCTTCTTCACTATCAGCCTTAGCGCCTTCAGAATTTAGCTTGTTAAATCGTTTGATAGCCACATCACGAACGATGTAGGCTGCATTGCTTGGAATTTCCGTAATTGATGTTTCGGAGTAGCGATTGATAAAGGCAAGGATGCGCTCAATACTTTCTTTGATGGTCAAATTCAGCAAGTCATCCTGCGCATTATCGCTTACCCCTTTTAATAATTTGATTTCTTTCAAAATCTCACTTTTATCAATCGCTGTCATTGATTACCCTCCAGGGACTGCTGCAGGAGCCACTTTTTCGATAGTAGTTTCTACGACACCTTGAGGGATTTCTGCAAAGAGTACATTAGCACCGAAGAATACAGATTCGTAAGTGAGGTTTTTCAAAGCACGATCACGAGCAACTGCAATCAAACCAGTTTCATCTGTGAAGTCAGCAAACAATCCACCAAGATCACCGTCTGCAACGTTCAAGTTAGCAAATACAAGATTTTCAATTGCTGTTGTGTAGACCTTGCCTTCTGGCACACCGTTCATCACGATCACGTTTTGCATACCTAAGAAGTTTTTAAGCAATGTCAATCCAAATACATTAGATGCATTCGCACCAACACCTGTATCACCAAGATATTCAGCTGCATCAAGTGGATTGATAAATGAAACGATAGGCGAACCTTCGAATTCGTTAAATGTTGCAATTTTAGCCCAAGCTTGAGCAAACGCACCTTGCAAGCCTTTGCCCTTATTTTTGGTTGGATTTGCTTTCAAGAATGTGAAGAATTGGTTCTTAATTCCGTTTTGGATTTCACGCATCAAACGTGTATCAGCTTCTGTGATGGCAACAGATGCTCCGTGACGTGCAATTGTTTCAGCAGATACTGAACGACGTTTTTTGAACCATGCCACTTCATAGACATCACCTTTCGTGCGAACTACTTTAGAAAGCGGAATATCTTCGCCTTCACCTGGATTCGTTGCGTCCACATCAGTAGTCCATTTGTAAGTTTGGATTTTGAGATCGTTTGTAAGTTCTTGACGACGTGTGACCCCCAAAAGTGTCAGCAAGTCGTTGATATTTTTCGAAAACTTGTTAACAAAATCAATAGACTTGATTTCGCCCAAGTCAGCCATAGTAGTTAGTTTTTGTTCAGCCATATTCTAGCCCTTTCTAAATAAATCAATATTTTCAGCAATCGCTGCCTGACGTTTGTTAGTGTCCTCAATTGCCATAATTTGTTCTTTCGTGATTCCTGTTGTAGTACCACGACGTGGCGCGCTCTGAACCAGTCGTTCGTTCACACGCTTTTCAACTTCGCTATCAAATACAGTTCGCAAAGCTGTGATTTTAGCTTTCACTTCTTCAGCCGTCGGAGCTAGCACATGATCCAAAAATTCTTGTGGCAACCCTTCATCTGCCAAAAGCGATTGAGTCGCTAGTTTCATCTCACGTTCGGCTATATCCTGCTCGCGCTTTTCCAATTCAGCGATTCGTTTCGCTTCTTCTTCTCTAGCGCGTTCGTCCTTAGTCAGCTTAGCCAGTCGTTCGCCTTCGCTTTTAGCTTGTTCAATAGCTGTAACTTGTTCAGCTTCCCATTTTGAACGTTCAGCAGCTAACATTTTTCCGATTTCAGCGCGGGTGAATGTACGTTCGTGCTTCTCGCTACCTGCATTTGACTCTACATCTACTGTTTTATCGTTCTGAGTGTCGACAGTCTCAGTTTGATCCACAGTCGTAGTAGTTCCGTTGATTTCTTCTGACATAATTGTCCTCCAGCGATTACGTCGCCACTCGATAATCTCGCTTTACGTCCGGCGACGGAACAGTACAGCTTTTATTGTCATCGGTACAGTTTGGACAATATAAAAACCGTACGGGATTCCATACGGTTAGAGCATAAGAAAAATCGCCTCGAATTCGACGCGGTTAGTTTTATAATTCGATTCCTTCGATTTCTGATCGAACTTCTAGCCAGTATAAATACTGACCCATGGCGCACTTTTGATTTTTCAGAACTTCAATTGAGCTTTTTGGCTCAAAATTGAGCGTACCAGCTTCGTATTTCACAATCATTTTGTGTATTTTTGTATATTTATCCTTAAGCGCATTGTATTCATCGATAAAACGTCTTTGCCAATCTTCCATTGTTTTGTTTTCCTTTCTTCCAAAAAAACTGATCAAAAATACCAGTTTATAGCAATTTACAGTGATTTATAGCAGTCTATTCCTGCAAGTCAAGATGTCGGATCACCTTCTTTCATTGATTTTTTAATCCCATCAATCATCCCGCTGATAATTGAATAACCTACAACTAATAAAACTAGCAGGACGATTACGCCTGCTGTGATAGATACCAAATTCCAAATAAACATTTTATCTCCTTTCTAGACAACAAAAAAGCGCCTAGATTACTATCTAAGCGCAAGATAGGCGGGACCGCCGAATGTCGCCCGCATTTCTCGACCCACTAGCTAAGTGGCGCGTTGGAGGCGGATACTTTTCAACCTCTATCTTCACCCTAAGTATATCACATATCGTCTTTAGAGTAAAGTATCTTTTGCTCACGTTTCAATTTATTTAATTTTTGTTTTTTAATTTTGTGATAGTGGATGATGTAGTTGCCATCATCTTTTTGTATGAGTGCCGCTTCCATTAAATATTTCAAGCGCTCAGGGACTTTTTTATAGAGCAGTACCGAATTGTTATGATGACCAGAATTGTCTGCGACATAATCTGGATTAGCAACCAATTCTTGCAACAATAGCATTTGCTCCAATGGGAATTCTGTGCCATGCTTTTCTAAGATTTTTGCTAGATTTTTTCCAGTAACTTGTACATTCTTCAGCAATTCCTCAGTACCAGAAATCGTCGGCAATTGTCCAATTGTATAGCTCTCTGCAAGACTTCGTTCAATACTCTTGTAAGGTAAGTTCCCTTTTGATATATCATCCCACAAATTAGCAAGATCATCTCTTAGTTTCTCAAAATCATTTTCGTGAGCCTTGATATCGCCGTTCAATTCTCCCTCATCCGGCATCACACCTGACCGACAATTGAAATGAAAAGGCGGAGCGTTTACTCCAGCTTGCATTTCATCAATCAGATACCGCTTATCTTCTGCATGGATTTTCTTACAGATTTCAGTTGTCCGATTGTCCAGATGAACCAATATTCGATAGTATTTCAGCCCCGCATCCTTGTAACGTTGGATAGCGGAACGATTGACAATCATCGTTCCGTCTGTTCGAATGAGCGTTTCAGCTCTACTGTTAGCTACTTTATATCTTTGTACTAAGTCTCTAGCCATAGTGCGTGGATGATCACCACGTACAAAACCAGTCTTCAGAATCTTTTTTAAATCTTTGACAAGACTGTCTGTATTGCCCCACAATTGCTGACTGTAGTTGTAGCCGTTGAACGGAGTTTTTATCAACTCTTTTAGTGCTGGTTCGTTGATTGTACCAGTCCGACCACCCGTAGCCTTTTTATAGCCCATGAGAGCCATTTTCTGCAAATAGCTTTCAAACTTATCAGCAATAAGACCTCTTGCGACCCCTGCGCGAAAGAGCATATCCAGTTGCAAAGCATCTAACCTCGTCGCCCTAGAAGATGCATATTGTTCATTCAATCTTTTAAGCAATTCCGGGTCTTTCTCAGCTTGCTCACGATACTTTCTGGCATTCTCCCGATAATCTGACAGGTCAGTACCTTTCAAACGCTGTAGCGCCTCCTGATAGCTCATAGACCCATTTTCAGAATATTTGCTAACAAAATCGTAAAAGGCTTTTTGCATTTCGTTGGCTTGCTCTTGATAGACCTTGTTTAGCTCAGCAAAAAAATCAATGTCCTTCCGGTCTAGATAGCGGAAAATTTCATCTGATCGACCTGACCAGTAATCAAGATGGTTTTGATTCGGCTTCTTGTTCATCATCAACCACCTCATCTACTGGATCTAACCGTGGTTCAGGTTGTTCTAAATCCTCTTGCTCTTTCAAACGTTCCAGCTCATCTGCAGCATCCACACCCGTCACTTGATTCAACAATTCGAAAATAGTCTGATCACTGACAATTCCGTACAAGGACTTAATCATCTCGACGATTTCTTTTTCATTTTGTGGAACGTTCGGACTAAAGACTACTGAAGTTTCATTGATGAGTTCGTAGGCTGTATTTTCATTACCTTGGATTGACCAGATGTTAACCGCTAAACGCAAACGACGCATAAGACCTGCTTCAAACAAGTCTTCTTGTTGCTCTCTGTAATTATCGCTAGCCATGAGCTTGTATTTCATTGACTCGCCTGATTGCGTGCCAGCGAAGTTGTTATCGAGCGTGTCTGGCGTAAATGTGAAGCGTAAGATATCATTTACAAGGCGCTTCTTGTATGCTTCTGCTCCGTCACTATCGTACTGCTTAATCAAGTAACTAGCGTCTGGATTGGCTCCGCCCGGATTTGGATTGTCATCCAAGATAAGAACTTGAGCTTTCTTGTAAGCCTGCGACACATACAAACGACCATTTGGGTTGATTCGTCCGTCTTCCAAAAAGTCATTTTCCTCTGCTCCTGTATACGGATTGCCTTTAATCATCAAGATGGCATCGTTGCTATTTTGCTGGAAGTTAGCAAGCTCAGACTGTGATAAGTCGTAAGCATCGATGTTGTCCAAAACCGACTCATAAGAACCTAAGCGGTCCTCGTTGTTGCTGTATTCATTGACCGGAACAGCTTTGAAGTAATGTTCTTGATCGTCTTTGAGCGCCATTTTATCACTATCCGTGGACTTCCACTCATAGCTGTAGATACGATCTGCAGTATAGACTTTAATAATCGTCTTGCGCTTGCTGTCTCCATAATCGACATCGTAGTAGTTTATGGCCATGAGCGAGTTTTGCTCATACGTATCATCATAAATGACAAAAGTCTGCTCTGGGCTGAGCTTATACAATTTAACCCACGCTTTGCTATCGCGCTCTGTGACTGTCAAAAGCTCATAAGCGCGACCGTACACACACAAGTCTTTCTTGATTGAAGAGTTATGCTTCTTCTCGTTGTTTTTAGCAGAGAAGTCTTTGATATTGTCAAGTATTGTTTCGTCTTCGTTTTTATACTCGACCGGATTACCCAACATGTAACCTTGTTCAAAAATAGTAATGTACTTAGCGAAGTCGCTGGAAATGCGATTATCTGCCGCAGTTTCGTCTGTTTTAGCAGGTCTATACTTGATATTGTTATCACCTTTGTAGTACCTCTTCAGCTCTTTTAACCGTGGCTGTTGCTCTGCTTTATGACGATTCACGTAACGTTTTAGCTGTTCAATCCAATTATCAGAACCATATTCGATAACTTCAAAGTCCTCAAGCATCATCATAAAATGCTCGTTTGATCTACTGTCGAAGCGAGTACCATTTAAAAAATTAACTTCCAATTTTACCTCCTAAAATAATAAGACGCATTCTTCATGCGGTCTTGTGTTGATTTGCTTTGTAAAATCCTATCTTGCAAAGCATACCTAATAGCATCGATGCAGTGATTATAGCTATCCACTGGCTCATTGATGTATTCGTTCGTCTTCTTGTCTTTCTTCCAAGTGTAGTTTTCCAGTTCTTCAATCAATTTAACGCACCTTTCATCGACTATCCAATCGTATTGCAAGAGATACTGGATACCTTGCATGACAGATCCAGGGCCTTTCTGCACATCAATAACCCGAGGGATTCCAAGATTTCGCAATTCTTGGTTCGATTTCTTTTCAGCTGAGTCTGCTCTGATTTGTTCTTTGGCATACCCAAGGGCCTTGATACTTTCTGCAATCTTGTCATTTGTTAAACCTTTTCTTACAAATTCCTCGACTCCATAAAGCTTCCTGTTTGCATCATCAATCCTGATGTGCACAAAAGCTGACGGGTCGTTGATAAAACCGTAGTCAAGGCCAAAATAAGCGGGCAAATGCTCCCATTCGCTTTTATTCAGTAACCGCTTCTCGTATTTCGGAAAGACTAGCTTGTCCAGAGTTGCGAACTCACCCAGAGCGTAAATCTTGTAGTACGCTTCGTTTCTGTTAGCCAATTCTTCGAGATTCTCAATTGTGACCTGATCTAAAAAACGGTTATCTTTGTAGGATGTGTGATAAACAACCGTATTTTTTGGTTTCTTAATAAAAAAAGCGTTGTAGGTCCAGTTTACTTTCGATACCGGGTTAAACATCAGGAAGATTTGCTTTTTCAAGTGTTTCTTATCCCTTAAACGTAAAGTCAACTGCGTGTAATCATCTAGCGTGAACTCAGAAGCTTCTTCCATGACTACATCGGACACACCCTTAATTGACTTGATTTTCTCAGGGTTATCCAGCCCCTTGAAAATAAACTGTGCGCCGTTTGGCAACTCAATACGATAAGCTGAATTGTTGACCTTGCACTTGTCGAGTAACTGCCATTTATCCAAACATTGTTTTACATCCTCAAAGATTGAGTCGTAGACTGTTGACCCGACCTTGCGCAAAAAGAGGATTTTCCGAGGATACTTCCAATCCTGACAAGCTTTAAAGACAACCTTTTGTATCACTCCGTGACTTTTACCGCTAGAAGCACCGCCATAGTGAACCTCAGTAAACGTTGAGTAGTCATTGAGCTTGTCGTAGATGTGCTTGTTAAAAACTCTGCTAGGATATTGAATAACAATATTAATTTTCTGTCTAGTCTTCGTCAGCATCCCAATCACCTACCTTGATTTCGATAGTTCGTTGAGTGATTTCTTGCTTGTCTACAAACAGGCCAAAACGCTTACCGAGGTCGACTGCTGCACTTTTTCTAGTAGAAACACTAGGCGTTGCCATGACCATCCGTTGAGTGCCTTCTCCGTCTAAAACAAGCAGTGGTTCAGTGACTTCACCGCGCATCACGGAAGTGAGGAACTCTAGGACTTCCTGCTGGTCTGCTACACGCTCGGATTTCAACTCTTCCAATCGCTCTTCTATATAAGCCTTGACATTAGCATTTGCTAGCAATCGACTTCCATTTGCTCGAGCTACCTCATCCTTTTTGATATTTGGATAGGCTTTTTTATAAGCCTGCGTTGCATTTAAGCAGATGATGTACTCATCGGCAAAAATCTTTTGTTTTTCAGTCATCCCATTTTCCATCACCACCTTTTTAATAATTAAAAAAGCCACTCGATGAGTGACTTAATGCAAGGCGACTACTACCTTGCAAACTGATAGATATTATATTTGTTTTTTATTTTTTGTAGTCATTTAAAACCTCTGAGGGAATCAAACCCTCTAGCTTATAACTTACCTAGGATATAAGTAGCTATGCAATCATGCAAGGTCCAGTCGCTCCGCAACCATTTGTAAGTTAATGAGTGATATATGAATGCTAAGCCTGTTGCCTACCCTGTTCTAGGACACAAAACACTCAAAAGAGAGGGAAGGACTTGAACCTCCAAGGCCATTACAGCCCCCTGATATTACAGGTAACCATCTACCAATTCTGAGACCTCTCTTTTCAATTCTTGATACTACCATTTTAACAGATTTTTAGAACCGTGCCGTCCCAAATAGTCCCATTTTGAACTTATGACATTAGATAACTTCTTCTAAGGCTAAAATTGCCTCATTCTTCAATCTGTAATAGGTTGTACGGCTCATTTTCAAGTCATAACAAATACTATCAGCCGTACCTTTATTGATATATGTCATTCTCAAAATTGTCCGATGCTTCGGATTTGTTAACTTATTGATCATTCGACCTAATTCAAGTTTTCTGTTAATAACCTCTTTAGTATCCTGCTCTATAGCCTCTTTCATCACTACCAGCTGAGTATAGACATCATCAACTTTTCTAGTCTGTCCACCTTTGACTTTGACATCGGCCCACTTAGGACTTGAGAGCAGGCCGGCCTCAAGTTCGTTGATTTCATCTATACGGCTTTGGATGTCCATATCCAGATCCTGCAACTCTTTCAAAAGTTCTTTAGCCTTGTTCACTCTCTATCTCCTTTGTGGTATAATAGTCTTTGCGATAACTATTAGCTGAGGCAGAGAGTGCCTTGGCTTTTTTTGTTTTAGTAGCTATTGAGTATCTTGAGAGTCTCCCCATAGCTCAAATTGATTTTTGCTTTTCGTTCCTCATACGCTCCGAAAAATTTATAAAATCTGAAATGAATGATAGTTGAATTGTCATGAATTTTGACAACTGAGAAAACGTGCTTGAGCATGTCTTTTCTTAATGAAATATTAGGAAAGACTACAAGCTCTGGCTTATCTTCTTTAGTTGTTTTCTTTGCTTTTACAGCTCCTGAATATGGATATTTTTTTGGTCTCATATTTTCACCTCGTCTCCAATTTTCAAAAAATCGTAGTCTGATATAGCGGCCTAGAATAGACTGGTTTGAAAGGTTGAGAGCATTTGCTCCTGCGCTTTCTTGTAAAAATCTTTTTTTATTTCAAAGCCATAAGCAGCCCTTCCCATTTCGATTGCAGCTCTCAAGGTTGAGCCACTTCCAGCTACTGGATCGATAACTACATCATCTGGATCAGTAAATATTTCAATCAATCGTTTTAAAACTGGTATCGGTTTCTGCGTTGGATGTATAACAGGATAAGAGTTATCTTTTTCCCAAGGAGCATGATTAAGTATCATAGCCCCACCATTGTTGAATTTAGGAAGTTTATCGCGATATAATACCGTCGCCTCTTCAACCGCACCAACGATTTTCATATTAGCTTTCAGTACTTGTGGGCTTGATTTCTTTGTAAAATAGAGCGGATAAGCGTTATTAAAGCCGTGTTTTTTACCACATTCAATAACCATTTCTCGCTGTTGCCAAGCGTGAAAAACAATCATAGCAGGCGCCTTCCCTTTTTCTTTTGGCTCTTTTTTAAGCAAACGGCTGCAAAAGTCAAAGAAATTATTGATTTTGAAATCATTATCTGTATCAAAAAATGACTTTCCTGCTAGCTTGCTCTCGCCGTTTTTGTTATCCCCATCTTTATACCACCTCGGATCAGAAGCATACGCATTATTACCTAGATTATAAGGAATATCAGCGATAATTAACTGCGCCCTTGGAATCTGATACCTTTTAGCATTTTCAAAATGATCGTTGTATAGCTCGCATTTCATTTCAAATCTTCACCTCATCCCCTACTCTGATTTTCTCAAATTGCTCTCTAGTGACTACGAAAATACCATAATTTTTAATAGTGATTGTATGCAGTTCGCCAATCTTCTCCTTGTGGACGACTCTGCCTTTGATTTCTGCGCCTTGATTATCTGCCTTATAGACGATCATCGGGCGCTTTTCTTCTAGTTTTTTTATGTGGATGCTCTGCCAGATATTCAATCCAGCAGATAGTAAAATCCAAATAGCGATAAATCGCTTCATGTTCACTCCCTGTAATAATTATAAATTTCAATAGCTGGAATTGATTCATTATTAGTTGCAGAAGTAATTATCAGCTCGCTTCCCACTTTTCTCTGAAATTCTAACAACTCCTCTATCGAATTGATTTCGATAAAATGCCCCTCTGCACCGTTCGGGAATTCTCTTTGTATTCGACCTTTAGACATTTTATGATTAACCCCTTTAGAAAGCCAAGTGCCTTCCATCCAAGAAAGTCGCTTATCAAATTCTTCAAAACTCGAAAAATACCTAACTTCTACTTTTGTAAATTTTTTAATCACAGCGTTAGGAATTCGATCTTCAACTCCTCCGCTTGTGCTTGTTAGTAAAAATTCCATCACTCCACCTCCTCATCGTATGGGATATCTCCATTTGATAAGTATTTAGATTCAATCATCAAGAAATCATTGACACATTGCTGACTACAGAAACAATTTTCAATATCGTTAAATAATGCTAGAATAACATGATTCTCTTGTACTACCAGAAACTCGTCTTCGATTTCTTTGCCACAATTCGAACACTCATAACTCATCATTCCACCTCCTCAAAATAACTGTGAAATTTACTTAAATTGACAATAACGACCTCTTCGACAAAATGTTTTTCAATATCAAAGTCTGGATCATTTTTCCCAAACTCTTTCTTTATAGCTTTTTCCGCTAGAGAAGGTAAGTCGAATATATTTGCTCCATTTCTTAAGGCAAGCGGTTGACCGTGTTTGTTTACTACTCGATAACCTACATCGAACGGTCTGATTTTCGCAGGGATTTTTATGCGTTTGCTTTCAGCTTTTGCAGCTTCTTCAAGTGTTTGTACCATCACTCCACCTCATTTCTCAATTCAAAATCAATTCCATACATAAGCAGATTTCTTTGAAAATCAACAAATTCTCCAAGCATCTCAGCTTCTTGAAAATTGTACTCTTTGACTGAAACCAAGAAATCATCAATATCATTTTGTGCACTTCCGTACTCTGTTTTTATATGTTCCATGGCAAATTCACGACCATCTACATCAATTGTGTAGCAGATTCTGCCACTTGAATAATCATATTTGTAATTCTTGATAATCATCACTCCACCTCCTCAACTTCAAACAGTGGACTATTAAACACTTCACCAAAGCCTGCTTCTTCGAGTTCTTTTCGGGTGAATTTTGTAGCTAGTCCACCCAGCGAGAAAAATATTTTTTTATCCAAAACGTTATAGTATAGCGGTTGTTTTGTCGTTTTCATCACCACTGTATACCGCTTCTCTTTCTCGACCTCGTAGCCGTCAAGCCAAGCACGAGCGAAGAGTTCTTGGTTACTTGTCTTTTTAATCCAGCAAATAAGTTCATCACTTTTATTCCACTGTTTCAAAAAATCTGGATTCATAGCAGTATATAATCCTATTGCCAAAT